GATTGAAGCCCTACTGCTCATAACAGGAGCCCTTTGCCTAGCGATTATCGCATTAGCTATTAAAATAGATCAGACCCAAAATAAGCTGTTTGAAATAACCTTTGATGTGGCTGAGCAAAAAGCATGGACCAAAACTCAGCAGAAAATGATAGAGGGACTAGCCAAAAGAATAGACCAGCCGCCAGAAGCGCCTAGAGAAATAATAATCAAAGACTTTAAGCCCATAATCAAATACCGGCGCATAGGTAGTACACCAAAACCCAAAACACAGGAACAAGAAGCAAATATCCCACAGCCGCCAAATCTATCATCTGATGATCTACTCTCAAGCCTGTATCCAACTAAAGACAAGAAAAAGAGCGATCGATGACAGAAATACTAACGCAAATGGTAATGACCTCGGGAATAATATGGCTCCTCATTTTTTTTGCCAGACTATTGACCCAACATTAAAAAAATATTACGCATAGCCGAAAGTATGCTATATCTCTAGATAATGTATGCTTTGGAGGTGCTTATGAACCACGATGCATTGGAACAAGAAATCACATCGCAACTCAAATCACTAAAAATAGTCAAATCTGATATAGAACTAACAGCTCACCTTGCAAACGAAAGACTCGCTATCGTTAGAAACCAGATAGCCAGTCTACAAAATCGTCTAAACGCACTCAAGCAAGGACAATTAGAATTAGACATTAGACCACCTATGGCACTAGCCTAAAGAAATGCCAGCAGGTAGGCCCACAAAATATAAACCTGAGTATTGTCAACAGCTTATAGATCATATGAGCCAAGGCCTATCTTTCGAATCGTTTGCGGCTAACTTAAATACTTGGGCTGGCACTCTATATCGATGGGAACAGGAATTTTCAGAATTTCGAGAGGCCAAAAATATCGGATTTGAACGTTGCCGTGCTTTTTATGAGAAGGCCGGCGTTGCTGGCATGATGGGTAAAGTTAAGAACTTTAATCAAACGGTGTGGCTGTTTAACCTAAAAAACAGATTTCCTAAGCAATGGAGAGATAGACACGAGATTGATGTGCATGCCACTATTGAAACAAAAGAAAGTGGCCCAGAAAGACTTGTTGAAGAGATAAAAATGGTTCTTAATAAACCTAATGAGTCAGGCCCCCCACAGTTTGTACCAGTATCCGATAGAGACGTATCTCAAGGTCCTCAAGGACTGTTACAAGAACAGCCTGTTTTGGACAGCGCAGAGGTTTTTAGGATACCAAGACATCAACGTTAGAACCCATGGCCGCATAGTTTCTGCACTAGAGGCACCAACAAAGAGAAAGCTCATCTGTGTTCCTCGTGGAACATTTAAGTCATCCATTGCTTCTGTTGCATACCCGATATGGCTACTCATGAATAACCCTGAGCTACGTATACTTATCGACTCAGAACTCTTCACCAACTCTAAGAACTTCTTAAGAGAGATTAAGGGACACTTGGCTTCACCAAGCTTTATGGAGCTTTTTGGTGATTGGAGAACAAAGACCTGGAATGATCATGAGATCATAATCAAACCAAGGAAGAAGAACTTTAAAGAACCATCGATCACTGTTGGTGGGATTGGCACAACTAAAGTAGGGCAACATTATGATGTGATCATAGGCGATGACTATAACTCTCCTGCCAACTCAGGCACTCCAGAGGCTAGAAAGAAAGTGGTAGATCATTATAAGTACAACACTTCTATCTTAGAGGTGAATGGGATCTATGCGCTTATTGGTACAAGGTATGCCGAAGATGATATCATTGGGTGGGCTATCAGAAATGAACTTGAGCTTGCTAATGAAACAAAGCTTGTTAACATGCAAAGACACGGGGGAGTGATTTATGTCTAGAGAAGAAGCAGCCTATGGCTTAACCACATTCACGTTTGCTCTTGCAGCCGACGCAATCAGAGGCTTCTCAATGCGTCCAGAAGTTGTCTACTCCCAAATAAGACACCTCTCTGGAGGCACACTCTTTATTGGTTCAATTAACATCACAGGCGGCACTACACTAGCAGCAGTTGGTGCGGTCATTCCTGCCGGTGCAGTTCCTATGACTAAGATTTATGGTCCAGCTGCGTTTGCAGTGGCCGCAAGTGGAGCCACCACCGTCGCAACAGTGATCCAAGGCATTTCTCAAGGCTACTCTGGGTACGCATCATCTAATGTCTATTAGACTGTTCTTCTTAAGATTTGTGCCCATGGCGCTACTCGTATTAGCCATGTCTCAGTGCATGTCATCAGTAGTTTCTTTTATGGCTCTTAAAGAGAGTAGATTCTTAAGAGAAAAACTAGAGGCTTGTGAAACCAAACCCGTACTTGATGTAAAATGAAGTGGTCTATTGTTTACGAGGGCGCCTTTAATCAGGACAAAACCCTCTATTTCCCAGAGCGCCTAACGTTAGAGTTCCTTGAGCAGCAGAGAAAAACTCAAGGCATCTACATGTTCACCAACCAATACCTTAACCAGGTTATTCCTGATGATGAGCAGGATTTTAAAAAGCAATGGCTAAAGAACTACTCTCAGCTTCCAAACGAAAACCTATTTACCTTTATCTTTATTGACCCAGCCATCGCTCTAACAGACGGGGCCGATTACACAGCAACTGTTGTTGTGCACGTAGATCCAGACAAGAACTGGTACGTAGACATGGCCTATAGACAAAGGATCACTGCAACCCAAACCCTTGATTGGATCTTTAGGCTAAATGAAATGTATAAGCCTATGTGTATTGGGGTTGAAGACGTGGCTTATCAAAAAGCCCTCCTTCACTTCGCAGTAGAAGAGATGCAAAAGCGAAATCAAATGATACCCTTAAAAGGCATAAAGAGAAGCACTGCATCTAAAGATGGGACAAAGAATGCGAGTCCGAGTAAGCCTTTTAGGATTAGATCGCTTGTGCCTAGGTTTGAATTCGGTAAGATATTTTTAAACGCAGGGCTTGATGATTTTATATTAGAATACTCGACTTTTCCCCGCGGTTCGCATGATGATTTGTTAGATGCGTTGTCATCGATTGAAGAAATAGTAACTTATCCAGACAAACGACAGGAGCAATATAATGTTACAAACCCAGCCGACCCACGATACGAGCGCCACTTTATTAGACGCCTCCACAGAGAAGCGTCGAGGGCCAGGGAGACCGCCGAAGGCGACGAATAATTATGATGATGCCAAAAAAATGACTGATAAGCCTGGCCATATTGTTATGCCTCCACCCATTAAGTATGAACAAGTCACGGTAGCTGTGCCTGTTGAGACCGTTCATGAGAAAACCGGAAAGAAAGCAATTGCCGTAGACCCAACCGGTAAGCAATCAATGGTGATGAACAAAGATGCTCACGAAGAATCCTTACGTATTGCGGGCCTCCTTCATCAGCTAGAAACAAACGTCCAGTTCTGTAAAAACGCAGGCAGTGATTGGCTAGAGGTCCCAGAGGATGTTTTAAAATACTTCTGCAAAGGAAAACTGCCTGAAGCCGGCTACTATATCTATAAAGATATTAAGCTTTGCTTAAGAGATATGTCTGAGATCATTGCTGAGCGTGAGCGCTTGGATTGTCATCAGATTATGTTTCCGGATGAAGGGTACATGAAGATCCGATGAGGATAGATCGATTTTCCTATGAGTTTGGATTCGATAGCCCAGACAGTGGCCTCGGGTTTAATTTTGGTAGAAGCTATGGTGGCCCGTGGTGGAAGTGGTGGTTTGGTGTGTCCATTAGGAAAAAGGGTTGCCGTAAGGTTAACTTTATTAACTGGCATCCCTTTTTAAGGAAAATGAAATGAAAGTTTGGTGGGGCTTTTGGATTTGGTCAGCAGTAGGCTTACCTAATAAGTCTACTGGGATTAGATTGCATCGCTGGTTTTCAATATCTTTTAGGCGAAAGGGTAGCAGGGAAATAACTTTTATCGAATGGTTAGGACCCATCTGGAAAGGACCAAAAAATGACGCCAATTGAAATAGCTCTTGTGGTGCTTTATTTGCCGACGAATATCTTTTGGGCATACGTTTTGTTGACCTTACACAACAAACTTATGTCTAGAAGTTTTATTGAGTATCAAGAGGGCTTGAATTTGCCAGAAAAGCAGAAGGCACAGGCTAGCTTAAAGAAGCAAGCACTTGAAAATAATATGTATCCTGGTGATGATTTAGCTAACGTGACTGAGATCCTTTAAAAATTAAGGAATACTAAGCCTTGTTTGAAGACATCGTGAAAAACTTGTTTGGCTCTGACGAAGATAAGAAAAAAGATCCGATGGATCAGAGCCAAGATGATAAAAACATGGCTGGCTGGATTAGATCTAAGGTTGAAGAAGCCAGACAATCCCCTACAAGACTTGCCTTTGAGTCAGAAGTGTTAACCAACACAGCCTACCTACTTGGCTATGACTCGATGTTTTTTGACGCCAGATTTAGAACCTTTAGATCTATTGGTGGCTGGGGTCCTGCGGCAACCGGAGCGCCATCAAGGAATAGGTCTCGCATCAACTTAATCATGCCCACCATTCAGAACCGGTGTGCAAGGTTATGTAAAAACCCCCCTAAGTACGATGTGCGTCCTAATTCCATGGATCAAGACGATAAGGATGCCGCTCGCCTTTCTTTAAAAGCTTTAAATAATAAGTTTGCTGAAGAAAGAGTGAATGAAAAGCGCATTAACCTAACGATGTGGATGCAGCAATCTGGTTATGCTTACGTAAAAGTTTGTTGGGACACAATGAAGGGCAAGCAAATCCCAACTCCTGATGGTAAAGTTGAGTATCAAGGTGACATTGCGATTGAGGTTGTAAGTCCTTTAGAAGTTTTTGCTGACAAAGATGCAAAGACTTTAGAAGAAAGCCCTTGGGTTATTCACGCCAAGGTTAGAAAGCTAAGCTATTTTAGAGACCATTATCCAGAAAAAGGCGAGATGGTACAGAGTGAGAATGCTTGGCTTATGAGTATTCAAAATCTACAGAAGATTCAAGCCATGACGCCTAAAGGATCTGGCGACTCAAGTGCGCAGTTCATGAAAAACTCTGCAATTGAGCTGGCTTATTATGAGCGCCCTACAAAGAAATACCCAGGAGGGCGTCAAATCGTAGTCGCTAACGGTGTGATGCTTGATTACAAAGAGCTCCCGATTGATGAGATACCTTTTGCTAAGTTTGATGACGTAAAAATTGGTGGTAAATTCAACTCTGAGAGCATCATTACTCAGATGCGCCCCATTCAAGACCAGTTAAACAGAAACTCCCGTAAAAAAGCTGAGTTTATTGCTAAAGGCATGAACCTTAAGATCTTAGCGCCTAAAGGTCATGGTCTGATTGAAGAGGGGATGAACGATACAACGGAAGTTATAGAGTACAATCCGGTCCCTGGTGGCAAAGCTCCAGAACAACTCACCCCGCCATCAGTTCCACAATATGTATTCACAGATGATGAGCGCTACACCTCTTATCTTGGCCAGGTGGCCGGTATTTCAGAGGTGTCTAGTGGGCAACTTCCATCGGCATCTATTCCAGCTCTTGGGATGCAGATCCTTCAAGAGGCCGATGAGACAAGAATTGGTATCATTACTGAGAGTAATGAAAATGCTTGGGCTGATGTGGGTAGATTTGTTCTGAAGTATATGAACAAATACTATAACGATGATCGGTATTTAAAAGAATCTGGTGCTGGCTCTGAGTATACTATCACAAGATACAACCGAGAAGATTTAAAGGGCGCAACTGATGTGATTGTGGTTAAGAACTCTACTCTTCCAGACTCTAAAACTCTTAAACGACAAGACTTACTAAATGCCTACAACATGGGTCTACTTGGAGATCCAGCAGATGCTGCCTTAAGGCGCAGAGTGCTTCAGCAGTTAGAGTACGGAGATATTGCTGGTGTGTGGGAAGATCAAATGATTGATGATCGCCAAATTCAAAGAGACATAGAGCTTATTGAGCAAGGCGGGGTTCCGGTTGTTGATCCAGACGATAATCATTTAGCTCATTTTGAGGCCAAGAACCGTTTAAGAAAGTCAGATAAGTTTTTAACTTTTGCCCCACAAATTCAGCAGATCCTTTTAGCCAACATTGCTGAGCATAAAATGTATTTACAGCCGCCTATGCCGATGGCTCCAGGAATGCCTGGGGCACCTATGCCTGGACCAGAGGGCACTGAGATGGCGCCACAAGTTGAAGAAGAAGTGCCTTTAGCCGAAAATGTACCAGCAGAGGGGATTTTACAATGATCGATGAAATTCTTGGTCCGCTTTTAAAGAAGCGAATGGGAAATGCAGTATCAATCACTATTGAGCTTAATCCAGGTGAAAAGCAAAAGCAAAACGAAGAGAACGAGAAGATGGATATGGCTCCGATCATTGAAGACAAAGAAGAGTCGGTGGGCAACAGCTCCTTAGCTGATAAAAAGCTTGGAGGCCAAGAAGAGATGATGATGGATCAAGAGAGTATGGAAAATGGCGATGAAGATCCCTTAAAAGCCATTCTTGGTCCTGGCGATGAAGAAGAGTTTTTAAAGCGCGATGAGATAGGATTAAAGCCTAAGGGTGTTTATGGCAAAGCTATGCAATCAAAAGTTGTTGCCAAGAACAAAAAAGATGACAAGGCTTTAGTATAGACTGACCCACAACTTTATTTTCCGGGGGGAAAATTAATGTCATCATTTCAAGAAATTGCTGAAGCCGCCGCTCAAGAGTTTGAGGGCGGATCTAACACACAAAACACGGATACCTCTAGCGAAGCCCCTGATATAGGACAAGCTCCGCCCGAGACCCAAGCAAGTGAACAGCAACAAGAAAAGCCTGAGGCTCAATCTGCTAGCGGCGACTTAAGCACCCAAGAAGTTAAAGATATCTTGGACTTAGGAAAGCTCGGCAAGTTTAAGTTTGAGGGCAAAGAGATGACTTACGATGAGCTACGTAAGTCATATTTGAGGCATCAAGACTACACCAAGAAGACGCAAGAGATTGCTCAGGAGCGAAAGTTTCAGGAGAATCTTTATGCAGATCTTCAGCAAGTAGCCAAAAATCCTCAACTGATTGCTGAGTTTAAACAAATATACCCAGAGAAGTTTCATAGCTATCTGGCATTTGTTCAAAAACAAGAGCAACAGGCACAACAAAATGCTCAAAGCCAGACACAGCAGCTTCCACAGTCATTACCTCCAGAGATTTTGGAGCGCATTGAGCGTCAAGAAAAGATGCTTGAAGCGATTAACCAAGACTCTAGTGAGGCTATGAGCGAGACGTTAAATAATACGTTTGAGACGTTAGAAAAAGAGGTCATGGAGAAATATCCTAAGGCGGATATGGTCCATGTTCTATCTCACGTCCAATCTTATCTTGATGAAAACGGTGTTAATGCCAAATCTCTGCTTAAAAACAGAGAGGGTCTTAAGAACCTATTTAACGATGTCGCAAAAAGTAGCCATGAGATGATGACGAAGAAGTTTGAGTCTTGGCAAAAGCAGCAGCTCGAAGAGGCGAGGAAGGTCAACAAGAAGGCTGGCGACATTGGTCGTGGTGGAGCAACTCCAACCGGACCGGCTCAGAAGATGAGACTTAAAGATGTGGCTGACCATATTATTGCTGACCTCAATAATTAACATTTTTAAATGAGGTTTTAAAACATGGCTAACATGTTCGCAAATACAGCAGACGCTGTGTACAACTTAAAGAAGTGGTACCAGGGTCCGATTAAGGATCAGTTTAACGAAGACTGCCCAATTTATCGTGGTGCAGACCGCATGAAATACAAGTGGAACGGTGAAGAGGTTAAAAGACCTCTGCGCGTTTTACGTAACCCTGGAATTGGCGCGACCAGTGATGGTGGTCCTCTTCCTGCAATTGGGATCCAAGGTGGTATACAGGCCACAATCCAAGCGAAATACAATTATCTTCGCTGGGGTATTACGGGTCCTATGATTGCCGCCTCACAAAACGACAAGGGCTCGTTTGTGCGTCAGCAAGGTTATGAGATGGAGATGGCGCTTAAAGACTTAACGGTCGATTGTAACCGCCAAAACTCTTGGGACGGTACTGGCACATTGGCCCGGCTAAGCGCTGGAGCTGGTGGATCGCAAACTATTGTTGTAAAGGGCCGCGAAGACGGCGAGCCTGCGCTTAAGTTCCTACAACAAAATATGGCGATTGATATTTATAACGGCTCTACCAGGGTAGCGTCTAACGTAACTATCAACACGGTTACCGGCTCAGCTCTTGGCTCAACCGCAACTCTTGTTCTTAACACCGCAGTTACAGTTTCTGCTGACGACACAATCGTTAGAGCAAACAGTTATGGTAATGAGGTGCAAGGGATTCTAACTCAGCTTGATGGTCAAACATCAACTGTGTTTGGGATTGACCGAGCGTCTTATATCCAAACACAAGGTAACGTTGTTGACTTAAACGGTAACCAATTAACTTTGGATACTTTGCAACAAGCGTGGAACCTTGGTCGTTTGCGTGGTGGTGCTAAGTATGCGGCCATTTACTCTGACTTTGATTCAGAGCGCTTTTACAACAAGCTTCTAACTGCCGATAAGCGCTACGTTAACACTACTAAGGGCGATGGTTCTTTTGCTTCAAAAGATAAGACCTACCTTGAGTGGGGTGGTTTGCCTTGGGTGTCGGATCAAAGCTGTCCGAAGCGCATCTTTTTCTTGCCAGAAGACGGCATTGAGAAAGCGGTTCTTTGGGAGATGGCGTGGGCTGATGAGACTGGCTCTCAAATGATTGCTCAAGTTGGTACAGATGCACTCGAAGCACGTCTTCGTTTGTTCTACAACTTGTTCAACGCAGCTGCTGCGTCTTCTGCTGTTATTCAAGACTACGTTTCTCCATAAAAGGAATTTTATGGCAGCAGATGTGCGAAGTTTAAACATGGCCCTTAAGCGCTACGATAGATCTTTGTTTTGTCGTCAAGAATCTGACGGGATAATCAGAGTTTATCAAAGGCCTGATAAGGGTGGCGAGTGGCTGGTCTGCTCTCTTACTGACACCTGGGGATCTAGTGGTCAAAAAAGAGAGTGGGGAGTTTTGCCTGTGATTGAGCACATTAAGCGTGGATCCTTAGAATACAGAGACCGAATGAATAGTGAACTAGACCGTGAGAGAGCCGTGTTAGAAGAGGCTAAGGATAGAAAACAAAAGACTCTCTTTGAGGATATGGCGCATGAGACCCATGCGTCCTTTAAAGAAGCTTTTAAAGATATCCGAACCTGTAACATGGACAAGAAGAATGATGTGAGACGTAAATACGATAATAAGATTTAAGGAGAAAAAACGATGGCTATCGCAAATCGTGATTTAGATTCGACAGAGCAGAATTATGTGATTATGCATGCTGAAAACACAGCAGCTAACTTAGTTACAGGCGCTACAATTTACTGTGGTGCTGTGCCAAGCCCTGGAATTCTTAAAGAGGTTAAGATTGCAGCGGCTGGCATTTCAAATGTTCCCGTTTACACACCACAGATCCTTAGATGGACTTCTGGAGGTGTGACGGTGATTGCGCCTGGAGGCGGCATTACTGTGGCTGGTAGCTTTGGTGCAAGCGGAGGCATGGTAGGTGCTACCTACGCTCCAAGCTCAAGCTTAGCTGCGGTTCAAGCTGGTGACGTGCTTATTCTTTTGTCTTCTGGTTCAAACACCTCCTCCCTTGATTTGGTGGCTGGTTTTGTAATTCAGGCGACTCAAGACTTTAAGAAGTCGTTTGATATTTAAGTAAGCTTTTAGCCCCATCATGAAGTTGTGGGGGATTTTAAGCTAATGATGTCGGATAACATTTGTTGGTTTAAAACCTTTTGTGATGGGGCTAATTTTTTAAGGCTAAGGGGTGTGATTTGGGTTTTCCTTTATTTATTCCAGGAGTAGCTTCAGGCGGAGGCTCGGGCTCAAGTAATGAGTGGGCCTATAGGTCTATCACTGGTACAGACACAGCTTTAACTAGCGACTTTGTTTGTAATTTATCAGACGCCTCTTTCACCTTTACTCTTTACACGGCTGTTGGTAACCAGGGCAAAGTTTTATGTATTAAACACTCTGGAACATCATTAACCCAAGTTTACACGCTTGCTACAACAGGCGGTCAGACAATTGGCGGTGTGGCCAGCGGGTCTTATGCGCTATACACAAACGGCGAAACACTGCTTCTTCAAAGCAATGGTTCTAATTGGATTATTTTAGATCACTACGCGGAAACCCCTTGGATTGATTCTGGAGCAATAGTTATTGGAGCTACAACAACGGCTCCGACAAAATCCACGGGAAACATTGTTGACAAACTTTACTGGCGTCGAGACGGGTGTGAAGGTTTTTTTCGACTTGAATATGCACAAAATAACCAGACCTCAGCAGCAAACGGCTCAGGCGACTATTTATTTACAACGCCAGCAAATATGACCTACGACCTAAGCACAATTTTTGCGTGGACGACGGTTGTAGGTCCCGGCACAAACGCACAAGTTTTAAATGTGATAGGCAACGGTCAGGCCCGTAGCGGTAGCTCTAATGCTGATTTGACGGTGACTGTTTATAACAATTCAAACGTGCGATTTTACTACAACGACACTGCTTCGAACGGGATGGTCAGTTCGTCGGGTTACAACATTAATACTGCGAACCTTTGCTATGCTGCCGAATGGAGTGCGCCCATGACCGGTTGGCAACCATGAGTTCATTAATATCTATTTCTTTTAGTAGAGAAAACCCTAGTACCTATCCTAGCTTAGCTCCTACATTTTTAACATTTAAGGCCATACCGTCAAACACAGATGTAACGCCTCCTGGGATTACTCAGTTACCCGGCACCGGGCTTTATTACTTCCTTTACGGCGCCACTACGCCTACTTATTTCTTGCTTGATGGGATCACAACTGCTGTCTCATCAGATCGGTACGTGTTTGGGGTATTAGATCCGCTTTACAACATCAACACAGACGTAAGTAACCTTGGCGTTACCGTAACGTCTATTGGCAACACGGCCATTGCTCTTGGAACCACAGCTGTAGCAATTGGCACCACCGGCCTTGGCGTTGGAGTTACAACCCTTGGCTACGCAGTGAGTATTTACGCTGAGATGTTAACCTTAAGCGCCAATTCAAGCTCTTTATCTGTTGGCGCATCTATTTTAAATTCAATCAGTGATCGAATTGGCTTTACAACATCGACTTTCGGAGACGTGAACACAGATCCAGGCACTCTCTATGGCTACTTAAAGCGCACACAAGAATTCTTAGAGGGTGACGCCACTTTTACTAAGTTATCAGGAGCATGGAATGTTCAGTCCCGTGGTGGATCTCTTTTGGCTCAAAAAACTCTTAACAACACTGCATCACAGGTGACAAAAGTTTAGTGGTGTTATCTCATTTATGTACCACAATAGGGGGGTAAATAAATGAACAGGCCAACACTAGCGCTTTGCTGCATCATGAAAGATGAGATTAGGCATATTAAAGAAATGCTTGAATCTGTCTCTGGATGCTTTGATGAAATTCATCTAACCGACACAGGATCAACCGACGGCACTCTTGATTTTGCTTTATCTGGGGAAGCCAAGGACATTGCAAAATGCCCAATTTATTTAAAAACCTTTGAGTGGTGTGATGACTTTGCTAAGGCCAGAAACTTTAGCATGCAAGGCGTTAAAACAGATTACGTCATGTGGATGGACCTTGATGACCGCCTGTCATCGACCCAAGAGTTTAAACTTTGGCGTGATAATGTCATGGGTCTTCATGATTTCCACTTAGCTGTTTACAACTACGCCTTTGATGATAACGGAAATCCTATTTGTCAGTTCAAACGAGAGCGGGTGATTAAAACATCTAAGCGCTTTGAGTGGGAATTTTTTATTCACGAGGGCATGATTGCAAAAGAACCAGTTCAGGCTCATATGGTAACCAACTGGTCTATTAATCATGCAAGAACAAAAGAAGATTACGAAAAAGACTTTCAAAGAAACGTATCTATCTTAGAAAAAAGAGCAAAGACCGAAGAGCTGCCAGTAAGACTTAAGTGGTACTACGGTAAAGAACTCTTTGATAAAGGCAGATGGGCTGAGGCCTATGTGTGGCTTAACCAAGTGGTTGACTCTCCAAAGCTAGAGCACCACGACCGCATCTTAACTTTTGAGTATTTGTGCAGAGCTTGTATGAACAGGTTTTCTAATGAAGAAAACCACAAACCAAAAGATAAACAAGACCAAACCCTCTTAGCTAAAGGGCTTCATTTAGCTATGATGGGTGTGACCTTAGATCCAAACCGTGCAGAGTTTTATTGTTTAGCCGCTGATTTTCTTCTTTGGATGGGAAGGCCTCAAGACGCGCTGCCTATGTATGCGGCTGCAAGCCACTGTAATAAAACCGGCACAAATGGGTTCTTGTTTGTCTCTCATCCGGCTTATGAGCACATACCGCTTAACCAGATGGCTAGAATTAAGGCTCAAGGCGGTGATATTGACGGCGGACTTGAGCTGGCAACAAAGTCTTTAAAGAAATATCCTCACCCAGAGACGGAAAATCTATTAAAAGAGCTTCTTAATTTAAAAGAAAAAGTAAGCTCATTAAATAGCGGTCAAAAAATTAAAACGGATGAGATTGTTTTCTCAACCCTTGGCCACCCCTATCCGTTTGATGAAGAGATTTACAAGACAAAAGGTATTGGTGGATCTGAAACCGCTCTTGTTGAGGTGGCATCTAGGCTAAAGGCCTTAGTTGGGCATAGACGGGTTGTGGTCTTTAACCAAAGAGAGGAAAGTAATAGGGCTGAGAGCGGGGTCGATTATGTCCCTATTTCAAAAATGCATGATTATTTTAGTCGCTTTGAGCCTGCTGCTCATTTTGCTTGGCGCCATAATGTTAAGCTTACTAACGCCCCGACATATCTCTGGTGTCACGACCTCACAACCCCTGGAGCCGAGCTGCACTCTCATTACCGAAAGCACATTTGCCTCTCTGACTTTCACAAACAATATGCACACGTGCAGCAAGGAATTCCTTTTGAGAAGATCTATGTTTCAAGAAACGGCGTTAACAAAGATAGATTTCAGGCCGAGCTCAAAAACGAGAACAAAGTGGTCTTCCCGTCCTCTCCGGATCGCGGATTAGATCACGCAATCTCTATTGTTGAAAAAGCCAGAGCTAAATCAGGAAAGCCACTAGAGCTTCATGTCTACTACGGTATTGAGCACTTAGATAAATATGGGCCCCCGATGCAAGCCCTAAAAACAAAACTAGAAGATATGATGAAGGTAAGACCTTGGGTTAAATACCACGGAAACGTTGACCAAAAGACGTTGGCTAAGGAGATGTCTGAGGCTGTTGTGTGGCTTTACCCCTCTGTGTTTATTGAAACCTTTTGTATCACAGCATTAGAGGCAATTTACGCAAAATGCTTTCCACTTGTGAGAGAGATTGGCGCATTAAGAGACACCGTTAGACCTTTTCATGATCTTGGTATGGCAAAGCTTTTATTTAAAGAGGTGTATACAGACAATGATCATGAAGATTGGGCTGAGGAGCTAATTAAGGTAATTGATGACCGCTCTTGGGAGAAAATAAACCCAGACCTCTTTGATTATTCTTGGGACGGCGTGGCCACTGATTTTATGAACATTGCTGGTCTTGAGCCAGAAGGTCACAGACCGATATCCTCTAGAAGCAGGGGCGCTGAGCTAACCTTATGAAGGAGGGCCTTTGGCCTTTAACGATGTTCAGCTTAACGGGATGGCCTTAAATGATTTTGGCTTAACCGACACGAACGCAGTTAACGGCTACGGTCTAAATACCTATGGCTTTATTTGGGGTTGTGGTGATTTTTGGTTTGGTCCTTATTATTCTAACGGGACAGTGGTTCCGACCATGTGGTCTTTGTGTGCAGGGCCAACTGTTGTAACTGCGTGGTCTTTGTTTACGCAAAGCGCACCAACGGTTGCCACGAGCTGGAGTCTTTGGTCAACCAATCCATCTTGTAATGAGGTGGAGGATTAGGGGAGAAACATGACGTTTCTAGAGATGCAAGATCTTGTACTTTCATGGCTTGACGATCCAGACGCAGGCTACTTCACAAGACCTCAAGTGAAGGCTTGGCTTAACAATGCTCAAAAAGAAGCACAAAAAGATGTGGAGCAAGCCTTTGAAGGCCACTTTGTTAAGTGTGTGCAGACGCAAACAGTTCAAGGGCAAAGAGAGTATGATTTACCCTCTGACTTTAAGCGCACAAGGCGAGTTGTGTTGGTTGTGAGTGGGAGTGACTTTGCAAACGAGAATGTGCTTTTACTTTATAAAATTACACCCAATTCTCAAGATGCTTATGATCGCTACGGAACCCCTAGTGTTTATTATTTTAAAGGCAACCAGTTAATCCTTGTTGCTTGTCCTCAGCAGGCATGGCCACTGCGCATGGAATACATTTACCGGATTCCTGAAATGACCTTAGACGCCGATGTGTCTGAGATCCCAATCGAGTATCACGAGTATGTTTGTTTGCTCGCCGCCCGCGATGGCTTCTTAAAAGACGGCAGGGATATGGGGCCGGTGAAACAAAAGATTGATGATTATCAAACGGCTCTAAAGAGAGACGCTGAGCAAAGAAATATTGATGCTCCAAGGCCCGTTACCACGACTCAGTATGATAGCGGAGATTACGACACTTGGTTTGGATATTACTAAGGGGTTTTAAGTGTATCCGATCCTTCAGATTGAGTTTTACAATAACTTTAAGGGGATCAATGAGAAGTCCTCTGAATACACAACGCCTGAAGGGTATTTTTTAAATCTTAGAAACTATGGGTTTCAGCGCCCCGGCGCTTTAACCTCCAGGCCCGGAACTGAGCACTTTGCCTCTTTTGGTTTTGCCACGTTTCTTGCTGAGCCACGACTACTTGCTAACTACGAGTATTTTGATTTCTTTGGTGTTGGCGGATCAAAGCTAGTCTTTGACTCTGGCAATTTTCTCTACTCATTTACTGCAAGTCCTGAGGTTTTGTTTGCCTCGCTATCTTCTGGCGCCACGGTTTCTTATCCAATCGACACAACTTTGGCTAAGAACAGGCTTTACTTAGCAAACGGTCAAATCTTTGCCCACATTGGCCTTACCTCATCAACAATCTTTAGTG